CTGCAATATAAGTTGATGTGTTAGTTTGGGGAACACCTGTGTTATAAACACGCACATGACCTGCCCAAGAACTATTAAAAGGAGCTCCAATAGCAACAATGGTTCCATCACTACTCATTGAAACAGACCATCCAGAAACGTCACCTTGAGCTTCTCCATCAATATCGCCACCAATGATTGTATTTGGTATAACTGTAGTAGTTGTAACAGTAGTGGTTCCGACTTTGGTAACACTGGTTGAATTCGTTGTTGAAGTTGTTTGAACAGAACCATTAGCATTAGATGCATCTATTGTAAAGGAAACCGCTCCGTCTGTATCTGAACTACTTACGGTATAGGATGCAGTCCATTGTGCAGCAGATCCACTATAAGACGGTGAATTGGTAATAGCAGCACCGCCCGATTGAAAAACTACATAAGGCTGATTTATAGACGCAGATGCAGTGATATTAATACTTACGACATCATCGGCGCCTGCATAATTGGTTTTGATTGAGTTGTTGGAAGAAATATCAACAGTAGAAAAAGTTGGTGCACTCATTATATATTATTTATACAATATACAAAGATAGTTATAATCAACGAAAACTATTTGCTAAATTATCACATTCGTTATTTAATTCGCGTAAACTATTTACAATTTCCGGAATGAGACCAGACATCTTGATTCCTTTGTATTTGGATCCGTCAATCGTTTCATTCTCATCTACTAATTCTGGATAAACTTCTTCTACTTCTTGTGCTATAAATCCGATTTCTTTTTTATCATTATGTTTCCAATCAAAAGTACATGGTTTTAAATTCATTATTTTATTAAGTGAATCCGTAGATGGTTTAATATTTTTTTTCAAGTTTGCATCTGATGTGCTGGTAAAAGAAGTGGAACCTGTATTCATATACACACCTACATTATCTTGATTGACAATGTTAAATACATGGGATTTACTTTTTCCTACATTAAAGAAAACCAGACCCGATGGATCCGAATACGTCGTATAAGAACCATAGGTATTTACATTAGAAGCATCTACTACAACCATATTTCCAGGTACAATCAATGAATGGTTAAATGAAATATCGGAACTGAAAGTACCGTTTGAAGCCAAATCACTTGCATGTGTTTGATTATAACTATATACTGTAGTTGTGGTTACTTCATCTCTACGCCATATTTCATATGTTTGCTCTGACTTATTTAATGCAAATGCATTTCCATCTGCGCTCATACATGGAATGTAACTATGATAACCACCACGTTGATAAAATCCCCCGTTTGAGACACTGTTATTTGTATAACTGTATGTACTTTGTAAAGTGTACGAAGATCCATTATCAATGTATACTCCTACCAGATAAGAGGATGACGGGAATACCTGTAAAATACTTGTATCCTTACTCGCAGTAAACCAATATCCATTTGTACTTATTGTTTGGTATAGTGTAGATCCTTTGTAAATATATACATTATCATAACCATCCGATGTTACAAGTGTACTACCATCATTATTTAATGCAAGTACCTTTCCATAATTTGAACCAGCACCACTTGGTAATAGTGCATTATCAAGTGTTGAACCATTGACATAATACTTTTGAAGACTTGATCCACCATTATATCCGACAACTACATTACCATCTCCACTTATAGCAACTATTTCACCATATGTTGATTCAGCACCGCTGTCATAAATAGTTTGTGTAAGTGAATAGCCACCTCCACTTGATGTATATATAAATAATTTTCTTGCATTATAGTTGCTATGACTGCCAATTACTATAGTTAAACCATCTCTACTCATAGCAATAGTAGGTGCATTATGTCTAGTTCCACTTCCACTCGGAAGGATACGGCTTTGTAAATTGGCATATGTTGATGTACTGGAATTCCATTTTACAACATAAAATCCACCTACGTTATTTAATGCCATTACTATATACTGTCCATCATCACTCATTCCGGCTACATGTGCACGCCAATTTTGATTATAACCCTCATAACCACTATTACCATATGGTATATCAACACCTCTCTGTATCCAATATTTTTTACTCGTATCTAAAGAACTATCTCCACCAGTAACAATTATTTTGCTACTTGAATATGTAGTATCTGTTGTATTACCATTATCCCATTCATTTTGTGTAATTGTTCTATATTCAAAAACCCGCGTCATACCTGTTGTCGAACCGATTGTATATTCGCTATCACCAAATGCAAAAATAGTACCATCTTCATTTATTGCAGACGATGCTGGATAATACCCATAAGTATCATCTTCTGCAAACGAAAAATTATCCCATGTAGTTGGTAAACTAGTAACCGATTCCTGGTATGTATATGTTCCATTATAACTGATATCTCCTGCATTTACAAATAAACGTTTTTGGAAATTACTACTACTATCAAAAGTTATTGCAGAGGAAGAAACATTTCCGCCAATGATCTTTTGATTAGCAGATAAATCTCCTAAAACGGAAAATGTTCCATTATTTAAACTTACATCATCGCGTACATATAGATTACCGTTTGTAATATTTAATGTTCCATTTATATCTAAAGCATGAGAAGGTTGTTCAATACCAATACCAACACCATTGTTGGAAAAGTATACATTATTGTTAAAGCTAGAATCCCCTCCAATTAATAGATGATCAGAGCTATTTCTAGTAATAATAGAACCGCCACTTACATCTAAAAACCCTTGTATATAGGTAGATTTCAAAGTGTTGGCATTTGCCGAATTATCTAACCATGTGCTCATCGTATATGAAATATTATCAGAAAAAGAATCGTAAGAATATGTCCTATAAATATTTGCATAAGAATAATCAACATTATAACCCATATCTTCTAAAAAGGCGATTGTGATCCGACTTAAAGGAGCGTTTGTCGGGCTAGAATCAAGCCAACCTGTCATTAATTCAGTATCTAAACCAGGATGAAAAATACCATTAATATATCTATCGTCACTAGAAACAGAACCTTCGGAACCTTCTTCAGGGTGCACATTTACCGTACCAGAAGACCCATCATCTTCAATTGGAATACCCAAAAAATCATTATAACTAAAATCTTGAAAATAATTTTTATATTCTGCTAAAGCTTTTTCTCCAGTATAATAGTATTTCGTCGTACTATCTTCCGTGTAACTCGTTTTTGGAAAATTTGTTAGACTCCATAAAGAACCAATACCTAAAATGTGGCCAAGTTCGTGCAAAAATACGTGATAATATGATGTTTTACCATCATCATGTGTAGTCGTTTTCAAAGACGGTAAATAAGAATCACTCAATGTAATTGATCCTGTAGCCGGAAAGGTATTTCCAAAACTCATTGATCCAAAATAATATACAGTGTTTATTGATGCACCACCGAGAACTCCAGCGGAAAGTGTATCAAATGTTACTGTAACGGTTATCGTATACGAGCTAAATCTAGAATCTTTATCAACAATGTTATCCCACATGTTAAATGCCGCCGCAATTATTTCATAATCGTCATCATCGTCGGTATACGTGGATGAATTATTTGTAACGGTATACTGGAATAAATTATTAGTTGAGTAATACGTTGTCATAATAAAATATACAAATAAAAAAAGAAAATAATATAAATATTTATTGTGTCCAATAGTAATGGATAAAGTAGAACACTTAAATCAATTGAAAAATAAAATAGAATCAATGGACAAACACCATCAAATAGAGATTTTAAAAATATTATCTAAAAATTTATGCAAGATAAATGAGAATAAAAGCGGTGTTTATGTTAATATGACCTATTTAGAAGAACCTATCATAAAAGAAATTGAAGACTATTTAACTTACGTAAAAGAGCAAGAAGAGAACCTAATTACAACTGAATACCAGAAAGAAGAGTTCAAGAATTCATATTTTGATCAAAAAGAAAATAAAGATAATTCTACTATAACATATAGCATAGTAAATTAATAATGACTGCATACATCCAGAGCGTATTATTTGAACCAAATAATATTGATAAGAATGATTTATTAGAAAGTATTTCAATGTATGTGTTGACGAAGGATATGAAGAATAAATATAAAAAGGGTGATTTGGGGAATGATGGTGTAGATAATGTGGAAGAAGAGAAGGAAGAAGAGATAGAAGGTAATATAATAGAAAAGATAAATAATCGGGAATTTATTAAGCCGGTTCAAAAGGATAGTTTGTTTTGGTGTTTGTATATATGTAAGTATGGTTTTGGTGAATATACAGAATTAAGAAATAATTATGGAAGTAAACAGTTGGATATACAACAGAAAGCGACAGAGTTTTTGAAGAATAATCAGACGTTATTAAAAAATGTGAATGCTCGTATAACAAAGGCAAAAGTACAAGAAATAATGTCGGAATTATTAGTGGAAAATCGTCATATAAGTTATGAGGCATTGTATGGTTTGATTACGTATTATAAAATAAATATTATAATGATGCATGAAAGTGAGAAATATTTCATTGAATTTTTGTATGAGCCTTGTAGTGAGGAGACGGATATATATATTATAAAGAAGGTGCAGAGTAAATATGTAGTGAAAGAGGATAAGATAGATTTAAAGGATTATGAGAAGTTGAAAGAGGAGAAGTATTGTTTTCCGAATTATAATACAGCGATAAAGAGTATGACGACGTATAAGATGTTAGATTTGGAATTGATAGCAAATAAGTTGGATATAGAGGTGGATAGTAAGGTTAAAAAGAATGAATTGTATGAAAAAATAAGGTGTAGTATTTGTTGGGATTAAAATTGATGAAGAAATGAAATAGAAATAATATATTAGCTAACTATATAATATATTATGGAAGAGAGTACGAAAGTAAATGAAGTGGTGAAAGAAAAAACAAGTATTGAAAAAAAGGCTGATTTTGATGGTATAATAAAGACGTATTTAGAAAGTAATCCGATGTTTAAAAAGGGGTATACTACGAGTGAATTAGAAATACGTTTTGGTACAAATCCAAAAGTGAATAAATATATATCAAAAATAGACTATGACAATGTGGTCAAATACTTGTATCATCATGGTTTTAAAACAGATAATATTAATGGTAATCAAATTCTTCGTATTCAAAATGAATTTATTGATAAAAGGACAGGTGTAAAAAAGATTTCAAATATTCGTGCGGAATTAGTAGGTGCAGATATGATACAATCTTATTGTAAAACGAATAATCTGCAAAAGATCATTGACATGCCATCTACGACATTTAATATGATTAAATTTACACAGAAGAAACCTGCTTTGGATAAAGATGGGAAAACTGTTCAAAAAGTAGATATGGAAGATTATAATTTCAGAATTTCGTTTCAAAATGAACAAGATTTTCATACACACACGCCTTTGGCAAGAGATATATTATCAAAGTGGGAGGATTCGCTGAAAATCTTTCGGGCAATGAATCGGGTGCGTTTTACACATGATACGTATCCAGTATTTATTGATTTAAGTATTGTGAGAAGTTCTAAAAAGAAGAATAAAGTCGTAATACCGAAATATACAATACAAGATGCAGGTGTCTTTGAAAATGTAGAAACCTATGAAATAGAGATTGAAGTAGATAATTCTAGGGTCGGATTAAATACCCCATATGAAAAGGCCAAAGATTTAGCAGATGTTTTACGGAAATGTATCAGAATTGTTATGTGTGGTATACAAGAAACGAATTTCCCTATTTCCTATAAAGAAAAAAATCAAGTTTTAGAAAAATATATGCAATTGATTCACGGCGAAACAAATGATCGCATTGCCAGACCTAAAGATTTCATTGGACCCGGTTCATTCACTTTGCAAATGGAAAATATTACTGAATTAAAAGAAGATGATAATATACCGAATATTAGAGATTA